ACAACAGCTAGAATTAATTGACTTGCGCCGTTACGATAAAGACCCACCAAATTATTAAGCGTGCCATCATCAAACGTTGATATGTTTTGAGACAGCGATCCAATCCCCTCCGCCAACTGCACCGTATCAAAATACCCGAACCGTTCACCCCCTGTCGGGAACTCCGCGAGGTCAGAAAGGGTGATTTGGTAGGTGTCGGCGTCGCGAATTGCGCTAGCGGTAGTTGTTTCTACATAGCTGGTCGGGAACGTGCCTGTTTTTACATCGACATACCCCCCGGATATTGTAGAGCCGTCCCCTAAGTATTCTGTATTCGCAGTGTTTCCTGAACTAGAGAGGGTGCCGCGTAAAAAAACGACTGCTCCTCCATCGGAGCCGGTTTTGCCGGAAATCCAAACAACCCACCCGTGCTTTAACTCTCGGTATATACCCGAAGAGACGTAAGTTCCCCCTTGTGGCGCATTTGCTTGGGTTATCGTTCCTGTCACAGTATCGAATGTTAATACCGGTCCCGAAGATGTCGGAAATCCGGTTATAGCCCCGCAAATAACATATCTGCGGCTTGTATCTTTCGAGATGAAAAATTGATATACGTGGGTGTCTGTAGCGGTGCCTGTTGGTCTATATCCGCTAACGTTTGACCACCCGTGTACACCAGAGTTTGTGTCTTCGGTGAATGTTGAGGCTGTCATTGCACCGTCGGCCCCTGTAGAGCTGTTGTCGGTTGATCCTCCACCACTGGCCGTCCACGCGACAGCCGACATTAATCTACTATAAGGCTGTTTATTTGTTCCTGCGCCCTCAATCCACTCCCATAATAACCCGGTTGTGTCATAGTACTGACGCAACACATCAATGGCTGCCGTGGTCAACAACCCCCGTTCATCAACGGTATAAGCCGTTGTTGACCGGCTAAAATCAACATACGGCGCTGGTCCATACCCAGCGACAGGACCGATAATCCCGTTCTTGATCGGGCGGGGGTTAATGCGCAAAATGGGGTCGATCTTGGCCGCAGATGCAGCGGCAGCGGCGGCAATGGCGGCGTCCGTTGCAAGGCTGGCTTGTGTGGTGGCCGTTGTAGCCGAGGCCGAAGCGCTATCCGCCGACGCAGCCGCATCCGTTGCAATGCTGGACAGATCGCCGAATTGGTCTGCAATACCTGAAAGGTTGATCATCGCATTGGCGGCGGGAGCCAGGGCAGTCACATCATCGGCAACATCTGCAACTGCTATAACGCTATCAATTGCATTTGCAGTTATAACCACCTTGGCAATATCAGCGCCAACAGCATTCACATTGTTTATGCTGCCGGAAACAAGTGCGATGTTATCGATCCCGTTTGCAACGGCAATCACACTGCCAATGTCATCGGCCACAGTCGTGATATTTGCATCGTTATCTGCTGCGATTGTAACCTTGTCTGCGATCCCTGAAACCGTAACAACATGTTCCGAAATATCAGCGGTCGCTGTGACATCAGCCGCAATATCGGCAACTGTCGGAATGCTTAATGCAATCCCGGCTACGGTATTGATGCTGTCAATATTTGAACCTGTGAGATTGACATTTACAATACTGTCAGCAACTGAATTTACGTTCGCAATGCTGCCAGCCACAGTATTAACGTTTGCAATGCTGTTTCCGGTCGCAACCACCTGCGAGATAGCAATGCCAACCGTAACAACACTAGCGATGTCATCGGCAACGATGCCAATCGTATCAGGACCAGACAGGTTAGCAGCAACGGCCTGAAACCCAGCATCATCAAGAATACTGTTTGCCGCCGCTTCGGCCCTGTCAGCATCGGCCTGCGCATTGTTGATAATGCCCGTGGTGTGTGTCGGTTGCCCCATGCTCTCAACAACACCAATCACGCTATCTTCGTGATAGACCGGATTTTGAAACTGCCCCCGGCTACCAAGTCGCTGCGGGTTTTCAAGCCGTGCTGTTCCAGTTGTCGCGGCATATAGCGGGGCCAGTGTTTCGGTACGCACCCCGTTTTCATCGACCAGATAAAACGCAACAGTGGCGTTCACATAAGCCGGGTTGGCATAAATGAAATCAGTAATGCGCGAACGTGGCGTTGGCATGTTCTTTACATCCAGTGAGGTGTTGCGACAGGGGGCCGGTTTGTGCGATTACGCCGCATCGCATTGTTCAGGGCTTCGAATTTGGAGGCGGCATGTCCACGAAACTCGCCAAGAATATTGTCAGGCAGACGCCGGATCGTGCCGTTGCCAAGGTGGGATGCCAGCGCATAAATGGCCCACATATTCCACATCGGCGGCAAGGCCATCAGCGTGCCATTCTCGGCCGTTGTTGATGTCTCGCTATAGGTCTGCGCCCTGATCCTGATCTGATAGGTTTGTGCAACATCTTCGGTAGGGATGCGGTCGATATGCAAGGTGCGCAAACCAACCTGATCCACAAAAATGTTCTGCGGTTCGCCATCGATCAGGGCTTTGCCGGTTATGCACCGGTCCCAGTCTTCGCGGGTAAGCAAATCAATCTGCCGAACAGTCCCAAGGGATGTGTGAATAAGCCAGGCATTAAGCGGGAAAATAACACCGCTGATCGTGGCATCCGCAAGGGAATAGCTCGTTTCACCTTCGACAAAGGCAATATCAAAGGTCTTTTCGCGCAAGAAAGGCAGGCCGATAGCGCCCGCCTCGTCGAGGATCACGCCCAGCCATTCATTGGCGATTTCAAGGTGATTTTGCTGCGCCTCACTGTCATTGATGCTGAACACACCAATTTTGCGCAAGGCTTCCTCGGCGATTTTGCGGGCGCTATAGAGCGGCATTGATCAGTCCTTCATCGCATTGTTGATGAGCTGATCAACATCGATGTTATCGTCATCGCCCTGGCTTCCGTCTTCATCATCAAGCTCGACATCGTCCGGGTTAAAATCATCTTCATCATCAGCAGATTGCTTGTCGCTGCCAGATACACCATCAGCAGACAGCAACGCAGCAAGCATGTCCTTGGCCTTCATGCCGCTGGTATCAATACCTTCGAGCTGGCAGCGATCAGACAGCGCATCGGCTTTAAGCTCGCTGAGATGAGCAACGGTCTGGCCGGGCTTGAGCCGCACACCGCCAGAGGCATCACGTTCATTGCTTTTGGTTGCGAATTCATAGGGCTTAACGCCTTCTTCGTCATAGGTCAGACGAAAACCGGCTGAATTGAAATGCTTGGCATAGGCAATCGGCACCGTGCCGGGTTCGCGATAGCCACATGCGACGATGAAATCACCGTCACGGTCTTTGTAAGGAATGGCATGTTCACGTTTCGGGCGGCTGGCGCGTGCGGCCATGTCCCAAACGAAAAGTTTGTCAGGTAGCGACATTTGAAAAGTCTCCTGCGGGTCAATAAAAAACCGAAGGCCTCTCGACCTTCGGTACAGTTCGTTCGTTATTGAGGCGTGCCCTGAATTAGCCCAGCAAGACCGGGATCGAAATCACGCCTGCCGCCGTATCGGGCGAGCCAGTCAGGGTGTAAGTAATGGCCTTCCCTGCCCCGACATGACCTTCGGGAACGGCATCACCGGCATTGGCGCTGTCTTGCGCCTTCAGCAATGCGCCCAGCGTCACAGCCCCGTTGGCCAGTGAAGCCTTTGCCAAGCCGGTTGCAGCAACGCTGACGCCATCCATGAAGCCGTCGGCATCGCCGCTATCGGTGCTAATCGTGCCAACGTCCACCGTGATACCGGCATCGGCAGTGGCAACGGTAACAACCGGGTTTGGCAAAATCAGACCATTGGTCGGTTCGACAAAGCCGGTTGCGGTTTCGCCATCAGCATCATCGACATGAAACGGAATGCGCAAAACCGAATGACGTGCGTTACGGTCGATGCGCAGTTCGGTAGGGCCAGAAGGCACAATGTTATAGGCCACCATCCCATGACCGGTGGGAGATTGCAGGTAGATGTCAACCGCCTCGCCATGGTCGATATCAATTTCACAATCGAGTTTGCCATAGGTCAGCGGCACAGACGTTACCGCAGAATCATTGACATACATCGGCAATTTGGCAGTGCTACCGGCAAGGCAAATGATAGCAGCACCACCGGCTGTCATAATTGCAGCGCCGGTCAGGTGACAGGCCAACTGCATCGAGAGACTTTTGCGAGCCATTTCGCTCTTCTCCTGAATAGGGATCAAAAAGGAAAGGCAGCGCCCCGGTTAAGAGGCGCTACCTGATGCAGATCAGCTGACCTGTGCCGCAAACGCAAGCTGAGACAACTGGGAAGCCTGGCGCGCACTGCCATCGGGCTTGAGAGAGAAGCTGCGACCGCCAGCAACAAGGAACGTCAATTCGTCCATCTTGTCAGACAACCAGAACGACAGCTTGCTTTTGGCATGTTCACGAAACTTCAGGATGACCTTCTGCTCAGACATCCGGCCTTTTGATTTCACACCATTGCGAAGCTGATCAATCACAAGCTCGAAGTCGTCATTGACAAGGCTTTCTTCGTTGCCTTCAAGGTCGTTATCCCCGGCAATGCCATCGCTAACCATGTCATGCACCAGCTGCATGATGCATTTGGCACCGCCGCCGTTATCAGTCAGTTCGGTAATGCGTTGAACGGGGTGGTTCTGATCGGTCCCGATCAGTTTGGTCTGAAACCAGAAAGACTGGTCTCGACCCGC